CCATTAAAAAACGGCGGAAACCCTTGATTCTACGTGGTTTCCGCCAAATAAAAAAAGATGCCCAGAGCCAGCGTTTCCCTTTCTTCCTATTATAATGCACATATATGCAAATGTACGAAAATAAGCCGTTTTTTAACAATTCTCAATACACGATCTATGCATATATGCGCACTTTTTTTGCACACCTGCTGCACACCAACTCACTCTTGTTGAATCGTATATGTCACTTTCATAGTCTTATCTGCCGTCTTTGTAACTGGCTTGTCCAGGTTGCTGATTGTTGCTAGATAGTTTTTTAGATAAGTGGTATATATTCTTCCGGAGTCATTTACAGTCATTTTATTTATTCCATTATTTATTATATACGGACGGGAACTATCATATTGCTTTAACTTTGACAATTTCATGCTTTTTGTTATACAATCAAATATAGCAATACGATTATTATTCGTCACATAGATTTTTCCGTTGCTATTTGCTATTTTGTTCAGATATATATAATCCATTTTTGTTTCATATTCATGCACATCTGTCGGATTTTTGGTATTGATCTCGTACAGTTTTTTGTTACTGTCACTTATGTATATATATTCATTATATGCATCTATTCCACCATCATTATACCAATTTGTCTGTGTGTTATTAGTTATATCAATCCGCTGCATTGTCATGTCCGTTATATCTAGTTTAAAGACTTGTAATGTTTTATTCTTATACGTTACACCTTTGTTTATGAAATAAATATATCTCCCATCATTACATGTGCGGCTCAAAGTTGACAATCCGTCAATCTCCATATCGATTTGTTCATAGCTAATTTTATTTATGTCTTGCGTTTTATTTTTTTCTATATTAACCGGACTAAATGTTGATATCTCTGATGCATATTTATATACCTTAAACTTGTTAGCACTTAAACTTCCACCATAGATATACTGAGAGTCTATATAGAAAGTGGTTATTCCATCTATCGGTTCTCTTGCATTGCACAGACTGTAATCTCCATCTATATATTTTTTAACATTTGTAAGCTCACTTATACCAGCATCTCCAAACCCACATAGTCCCATGTCTCTATGTGTTAATGCTGCAGCCGCAATCACACCATTTCCCTGGTTGGTTGTCCAGTCGTATACATATGTCATTTTTTTGCTTGGCCAGTCAGCTACACTTTCTTTCTGATTATAGCTCCCCTGCGTCAACGCCTCATCAGCATTTGCTACATTAAATGCACCACAAGCCGTAGCCTCTATTCCGCCCGGCAATGTTGTTGCATCATCAGGTATTTCTTTGTCCGTTAATACTATACCACCAAATGCAACCTCTGTTGTTGGACATAATTCGTCCATTACTTTTCCTACGTTTAGATAATATCCATTATTGCTGAACATTTTTCCCAAAGCGTCAGTCATGTGATTGTCATGCTCAATCACTTCGGTTTCTCTGCATCCCCGAAGTTCCAAGCGCACATGTCCGTGAAACTTCGGTACCTGAATTTTGTTGATATAAATATTTTTGAGTATTGATTCCATTTTAGTCCTCCTCGTTTTTAAACTGATACTGAAACTCTGTCAAGCTATCTTCCACAGTCGATACTATGAATCCGATCGTAAGTATCTTTGATTGTCCTACACTCTCATATGCATGTAACATACTTCCTTCTAATGCATCCGTCAAAGTTTCTTCTTCCGTCCAGGTCATGCCTGCATCATAGGATAGCTTAACTTTTATACCTTCATGGATTGCTGTTGCTCCGGTGATTCCATAGATACTTACATCCGACATATCACACGTTGCCTGTACGATCTGTGCATGCGGTACCGCCGTGATCGTAATCATTGTATCTAGGATTGTGTCAGCTGCAGTCCATTTGTATATGTTCGGTGATTCTAGTTGCAAGATATAGTCCGATGCCGGTGCTGTATCTAATCCATGTTTCTCGAAATCTGCTGCCTGCAAGATATCTCCTGAAATAGTTATTTCGTTTACTACATCATCCTGAATCGTGTAATACTTGTCTTCCGACCAGAGCAGATACTTCACAACCTGTTCTGTCTCACTCTCAATATCCGAAGTTCCACTCTCAGCATCTCCACTCTCACTTGCAGAATTGAGCACATCACTAACAATAGCACTCTGAATTAATTCAAATTCTGTCGAATCCAGCTCAACAACATTCATCATTCCACGGTCTATGCTCTGATTTGCCGACTTGTTCACGAATTCCGTTTCAAGTCTGAATGCTCCACCATCAGTTGTTATATACCGCGACGAGTATGTGCACTCGCTGTCTATTGTAAATGTCCATTTCTCAATTCCCCAGCGAATTTCCGCCTTATCAAGCAAATTCCCAACAGCAACACTATTCTTCACTTGCATCGTCTGAAGCCGATCTTCCATAACATTTCTGTCTACGTCAATTAATCCCGCAACTACAGTACATATCATATTTTTTGATACCGTAATAGAATCTATTAGAGCTATTCTTGTAAGCTTCTCTTCCAATGTGATGTAGCCATCCCACTCAACCGTACCAACTAATCCCTGACCATAAATTGTTGCACGTATGCCGCCTTGTGCAATTGCTACACTGCCGCCGGCTATAGACAGCTTAACCAGCCATCGGTTGATTGAATTTGCATCGATCATTAACATGTACATCAAGCTCAGTATATGCTTTCCATTTTTCCATGTTTCCGTTGGATTGTAACCAATAATCGTCACTTCGTTTAATGTGTACTCGATTGATGCAATTACATCCTCTTCTGTTGCAGTTGCTTCCAGCAACACTTCCGCTTGAAAAAGCACACCTATTGAGACGGACGATGTAAAACGGATATCTATGATTGCTTTGGAATCGCCATCTCCAAGCTGAAGCGCAGACGCATTTTCGTAATTGAAAAAGAGTATGTCCGAAGATGATACTGAGTTTCGCAAGCCTTCCAGATTCTTATCCGTCTTACTCTTCGCGCTTGAAAGCGCTGGATCCGATCCAAAGCCTGTGATCTTATATCCTCCGTTGAATGTATAATCATACATCATCACACATCCAAGCTTTCCCGGAGCAATACCATCCGTGCACCGGATGATATCGCCAAGGTCATACATCGCCCCACATAAGCAGCTCGTCTCGAATGGCACATAGTCTATTTTCAAAAGCGCATCCAGCACCGCGCGCCGGATCTGCTCTTTGTAGCTGTCTACACCATATTGCAGAAACGGATTCGATCCAAGATTGTATGTCAGATAATTATCCGGATCAGATCCATAATAGCTTGTAGTGTCGTTTTCCATATTCACACAGGATAATCCAGAGTAGCGTGTCTCAAACTTACTGAACTTTGAGCCGGTAAACCGTTCATGATTCGTAAGTGTATCAACAACATTCTGCGTGTAGCTTCTAAGTACAAGCTTTCCTTCGCGATCCATCGTCGCAATGGTACCTGTTGCCTGTGCTACCCAGAATACAAAATCCTGCCATGTCTCGATATCATTCTCTGTATAAAGCGAAAGACTCTCCGTTCCGTTCGGAAGTGCATCTACATCTGCCTGTGTCATTCCCAACTCTACCTCACAGGTTGTGCAAGCAAGCGTTAACAACTCATATGGTGTGCCAATTGTAATATCTACCGTACAGGATCGATTGAAGCGAGCCATGTTGTCATATGCTGTGATATCAACGCCATACTCCGTGTCATTTGCTTCTGATACTGTATAGACGCCAAGCGGTACATCTTCCCATGCGGTACCGCCAATCAAGAGTCCTTCTGATGCAACGATCTGTGCATTCGTCCAGTCCGGCACCGGAAGCTCCGGCTTAAATGTGCATTTTAGTTCGCCTATATATACAGAACCGATCTTGACGTCGTTTTGTTCGCTGCACTGATTCGTGATCGTGAAGGAACCGCTCAATATATCATGATTGGTAAATTCAACCCTGTTTACTGTTCCAACCAGGCGGAACGTCTGTACTTTTCTTTTTGTTTGTTTCAGATATGCCTCTGATACCTGATACATGCAACCGCCTCCTCATATAATATGTATCGCCCCCTCACATTCGGGTAACACCACATCGCTTTCGCTCTGTGGTATATCGTCGGACACATCCTAAATATGTGCTTTGCACATATGTGTCCTCCTCGTTCGGCGGCAAGTCGTCGGAAGCATCCTAAATCATTCACTTTGTTCATGATGCTTCCTCCTCTTATAATTCTTCTGCGCTAAAAGATACCGTCCAGTATCCTTGCGTATTCTGACTATATTCCGAATGTTTCTCCAGATCGAAATCTATGCTCTCAATCCGCACCGTATACTCCGCTTCATCAATCTGCAGTTTTACCGACTGCATCTTTGCATATCCAAGCATCTTGTTCTTCCATCTTGAAGATACCTGGAACTTCAACGAGCCGGAGTATTTTCCGGCTCGCACGTCAATTGCAAGATCATCCCCTGCTTCTGACTGAAATGTATTTGATACTTTGCTGAAGCTCTCTGAATAATCGATTGGATTTGGTACACGTTCGCCATTGATTTTTACATATTTGTTCAGCATTATCTTCCTCCTGATCTGTAATTATTGATCTGGTTCGCACGTACAATGATGTCATTTAATTTTGACTGACCGATATATACCGGGATCACAATATCTCCTGCTGCCATTGCCGTCTGATTGCCGGCAAGTGCACTCTTCATCTCACGTGCCACGGCCGCAATCCACTTTTCGTTTTGATCAAGCGGAACTACCGCCTCTGCACCATTGCCTTCCAGTAATCCGACCTGTCCTTTGGCAAGCACACCGCCTCGTTCCAATTGCGGTACTCCAAGCTTACTGATCTTTGACAAGCTGACACCCGGTATTTTGTTGATCACACCGATTACGGCATTGATTGCACCGATGAAGCCGTTTATGATTCCGATTGCCTTGGATAAGACAAAATTAACGGCTGTTTTTACTGCTCCGGAAATCGCATTGCCTATTGCCATACCTGCACTTTTGAAGATGCCTGTTACAGAGTTCCATACGCCTGAAAAGAAACCGCCTAATCGATTGAAGATACTTGTTATGCCATTCCACGCCCGTTGGAATATGCCTGTGAAGAAACTTCCAACCGTGCTGAATACATTCCTTATGCTTGACCATGCGTTTGTCGCAACGGACACGATTCCATTCCATATGCCTGTAAAGAAGCTTCCAATCGCCTGAAAAGCAGATGTGAAGAACTCCTTAAACGCCGTGACAAGCTGTGACACCTTCTCACAGAAAGATTCCCATACAAACTGTGCCACCTCAACGATTGCATCCCAGTTTTTAATTACTACGATAATTGCAGTGATCACAGCAATTACCGCTGCGGCAATCAGCAGAAACGGTCCGATTGCAGTGACAACCCCGGTAATGGCAGGAATCATGGTTCCTGTAATAAACGAAGATGCAGTACCCATCCATGTAGTAATAGAACCGACTAAGGACACTATCTGACCGCCAAATGTAATGACCTTACCCACCGATGAAATGAGTGTTCCTATCACCACAATTAACGGTCCTATCGCCGCAGCTATTGCTGCAATCATCACAATCTGCTGTTGTGTCTCCGGATCTAAGTCACGGAACTTTTGTACAAGCTCCTGTATTTTCCCGGCTATCTGCTGAACGATTGGCATCAAGATCTGACCGATTGATATTGCGCAGTTTTGGATCGCTGTCTTTGTCTTTTCAAACTGGATGGACGGATCCGAAGCTTCCAACATATCAAATGCTTGTTGCGCTGTACCTGCGGAATTTCCTAGTTCTTTAACTGCACTTGTAAAATCTGTTGTATGCTGGGTTATTGTTGCCGCTGCCTTCGCGGCTTCCTGTGAACCAAACATATCTGCAAGACTCATTCCGCTACTGTCCGCTTCATTCTGTATAATCTGTAACACATCTGACAGATTATATCCCTCATTCATCAGCTCACTAAACGACTTGCCCGTCTTTTCTTTCAAGATGTTTGATGTCGTGCTTCCGGATTTCCCAAGTTCGTTCAGCATACCATTGATGTAAGTTGTAGCTTCCGCTGTACCTATACCATTTTTCGTAGTTGTAACATATGCCGCACTTAACTGGTCCAAATTGACACCATACATCGCCGCTGTTGGAATAACTTTACCCATGGACGCACCCAGTTCATCTACAGTCGTTTTACCAAGATTCTGCGTGGTGATCAGCTTATCCGATACGGATGATACCTGATCTGCAGATAACCCATATGCATTTAAGGCTGTTGTAAGCGTATCCGTCGCCGTTGTCATGCTTGTAAATCCGGCTCTTGCAAGTACGTTTGCCTGTTCTACAAATCCAACAGCATCCTTGGTCGACTGACCTGCGGAGATCGCCTGATACGATGCTTCCGCAATCTCCGCAGCACCCATTCCGGTACTGTCTGACAATGCCATAATTGAAGCGTCCAGATCATCCAATGGTGTCTGGGTTGTATCTGCGATAGTAGACAGCTTCGCTAATGCGGAAGAATAATCGGTCGCCTGTTTGACAGCCGCTGTACCTCCCGCCACAACCGGCATCGTAATTGTTGCTGTCATCTTTCCTCCAAGTGCCGATACCTTATCTCCTACACCTGTAACCTTTTCTCCAAGCTCAGATATGTTGTTGCCAACTTCCTTGATATGCGCGCCTGCTGCCTGCATCTTAACCGACATTTTATCTTCCATATCAGACACAGCCTGCTTGGCACTTTCTGCTTTGTCTCTCAGATTTGATAGTTCATCTGTTGTCTTAACAATCTCTGCCTGCAGCGCATCGTATTCACTCTGTGTGATGTTTCCAAGATCAAGCTGTTCTTTCGCATTTTTAGCCGCATCTTGCTCCAGTTTCAGCTTTTTTTCTGTTTCTTTGATTGCTTCATTCAGAGCATTCTGTTTTGCTTTCAGCAGTTCAACATTTTTAGGATCTATTTTTAATGCATTTTCAACATCTCTCAGATTGCTTTTTGTTCTTTTTATTTCTGAATTGGTTTCTTTCAGTGCTTTAGTAAGTCCAGTCGTTTCTCCATCAATTTTAATCGTAATGCCTTTGAATTTATCCACGTAGCCACCCCCTTTTACATAGCTGCAAATTTGTCAAAGTCATCCTGTGTCGCCTTGAGTGGGTAGTTATACGTGTCGTTGCTGCTCTCGATCATCATGTCGAGCACATCTCCATGTGTTAACTCCTCAAGGTCCTGCATCGATATATGTAGTGAAAAAGCCCGCAGCATGAAGATGTTTGTATTCATCTCCCTTACTGTGGGCTTTGGTCTTTTTTTAGTTCACTTGTGGTCGTAATATTGCGATTCCATACATTCAGGATGGATGTGATTGCCGCAGGATCCTGGAAGTCTGCTTCTTCAAATTCTTCCATCCATGCGATGTATCCTTCTTCTGAAGCTTCTTTAATCTCCTTACGGTTCTGCATGTTCATAACATACGCAAGCTTCGATGTATATTCGATTGCGTCAAGCTTGTCTACGTCTTCTACGTTTTCCAGCTTCGCAAGATCCTTTAACAGCTCGCGCTTAAAAATCTGCTTGTATCGAATCGCAGTTGCTGCGTTGCTCTCAACTGCTACTTCTCTCTGTCCAATTCTGATCACTGATCTCATAGTATCCTCCGTTTCTGTTGCACCGGTGCAACTTTATATTTTTGCAAGAAAAATGGGACGGTATCTTCTACCATCCCATTTCCTGATTGATATTAACCTGCTGCCTGTTCTGATGCAGTCGGCTCCCATACTTTTGTATACCAGCTCTTATACGCGCCATCTGTTGTATTGGATCCGGTTGTTGCTTTAACCAGATTCTTTTCCTTGCCATTGATCACGTTGACATCCGGACGTGGTGTAGCCTTAATTGTCACAGATTCTGTCACAGGCTCCGTGCTGTCTTCCTTGGTCTGGGACGCAACGGAGTGTCGTGTCAGTGAGCAACGATACAGTACATGTCTGCGTGCCTTTTTATCGCCTGAAAACTCAAACAAAAGAGCAATATACTTCTGTTCGTCTGTCGAAGATTCAACAAGCACACCATCGACTTCTTCCTGTCCCATCACCTCAATCTCTACGTCCTCCGGTACTAGTGCAGATTCGAAATCTCCCTCATAGCCGGAATTGCTTGATAATACGGCATACGCGGTATCATCCGCATAAAACGTGTTGGATTCTCCGGACGGATCAAGCGACATACTTACTGCTCCCGGCCATTTCTTCGGCGTACTGTATGTACTCTTGATTGTTCCATCCTCCTGTTCCGTCTCTGTGATAATCGCATAGTGCGTATTTTTCAGTCCAAACTTAATCTTATTTTTTTCTTTATCCATCTTTATATTACCTCCGCTTCGTATATGGTCATAAATACTTTCTGCTCGTTCTCGAACTCGTCTGTCATGCTCCACGGGATCTCTGCTTCGTCCAAGGCACTTTCAATCAACGTCTCCAGCTTCTCATCCTTCTTCGTGCTGTACAGCACAGCACGCATGGAGCTAATCTTCTGATACACCTTGTCATCTGCAAAGAAATTGCTGTCCGCATGGCATGTGTACGTGATAAAAGGTACTTTCATGCCTGCCGGTGCATGGTCATAGTGTACAGTCACCCCCGGTACCGACAAGACTTTCTTTACATCTGCAATCGTCATCATTTTTCCACCTGCCTTTTGAATTCTTCTGGAAACTCATCCTGCGCCCAGGCTTCCACCGGTGCAATATGCACGTGTGCAGCAGCGTGTCCTCGCACTTCTCCATTGATGATGATGTCATGTCCGTTCTCAAGAAGATGTGTCAGCTGGTACTGCTCGTTATACACAGTCATTCCTTCTGATGTTTTCTTGTATTTCCATCCATTTTTGTACTTTTTTCCTCTTTTTGCACGCTTGTTTTTGGGTGAGGTCTTTTTCAGCTTCTTTACAGCTTCCTCGGCTGTTTTCTCCGCTGCCGTATCAACCGCAGTGTGCACATGATGCTCAAACGCCGAAAAAATCGATTGTAATTCCATATCAAGCTGTCCAATTTTAATCGTCTTGTTCGACATACGTCACCCCTGCTTTCTCTTCAGCATAAAGCTCGATCGTATCGGAATCTGTACGCTCATAGGTGCGATAGATCCCATATGCCTTGTCTTTGTACTTCACAAGCTCTTCACCGTTGTAATTTACCTTGTCTGTGTCAAAGCGATACTTCGGATTCATACCGACCTGCCCGGCTTTGAAGAACTCCTGGCGATCAACAGACTGTACTTTGCATATTACTGCACGCTCGGTCTTCTCAACGACAACCGGATTGCCGATATCATCTGTCCCAGTCTTAACCGCGATCAATATGATTTCATCATCCATCTTCTGTCCTCGCTTTCTGCGACAACAGGCGGTTATTCAGCGCATACCGGAGCATCCGCGGCATACCCTCGCCGGTTGTCCGCTGCCGCCATTTCCACGCGGCATAGCTTATGATCAGCTCCTCATCATCTACAGGCGGCTCCGGCGAGAAGGTGATACCCTCCCGCTCTATCTCCGTCTGTGCTGCCTGCAGATACCGTGTCAGCCGCTGATCGTACACCTCAGCCGATATGCCGAGGTCAATCTTCAACATCGTCAATCTATCTGCATCTGTCATACGCTACCTCTTATTCCTTTGTTCCTGCTGCCACCTTGGCATTTACTGTATCGTCCGCAAAGGTCATGTCGGCTGTCGGCTTTGTGCCGGAGATGCCGATTGCTACAAATCCCTCTGCGATTGACGGGATACCATCGTATCTTGCAGTCCCTTTGAAAACTGTCTGATCTTCCAGGAACTTCACATGCTCGGACTGTGCGATGCTTGTACCCTCACGCTCTGCAAGCAGATAGAGGTCCCCATAACCGCCGACAATCACATTGTCCGGGATGAAATCAAGTGTCTCGATGGTGCCGCCGATGATTGGCATGGTGTCGTTCATGCCTGTCGCAATAGCACCGGCCGCATTGAAGGAAAGCGCCTCTGATACAAGCGTTGTCTTCGTCGTCTCGTTCATTGCCCAGAATCGTGTACCGGTCGAATACTTACCCTTTGCCGCACCGGATGCTTTGATGATCTCCTTGAAGAGCTCTACACCGGTCTTGGCAGCCGCAATCGACTTGATATTTGTTGATGACAGATCAACCCATGTACGTGCAGTTTCCGGGTAGCTCTCCGGCTTTGTTGCCTGTGCAAGGCGTGTCACGATACCAAGCGGCATCTTTGTACCTTTTCCGTACAGGATTGCCTTATCGAGTGCCAATCCAATCGCCTGTCCAAGTGCTGTAACGATCGTCTCAGCAAGATTGACATCGGAATCCTTCAGTACCGCATTGTTGATTACAAGATATCCGCCGACCTTGTAGCCGTCTACTTCTGTATTGTTGAACGAAAGCGAAAGCTCGTTCAGCGCGGCGTACATCTCTGTCCATACACCCTCCGGGATGGTGCCCTGGATGTTCTGACGTGCCTTTCCCGGTACGCTCTTTACGTTGACGTACTTATAGAGCTTGGAATATCCTTCGATATTCTCACGGAGCAGTTCCAGCATTACATCCGGAATAGTAAGCTCCGCATTGGTAATTGAGCGGTTTTCTGTGCCAAGTGTACGCACACGCTCCAGGAAGGTATGTACGTCCTCCCGCGCAAGGAACGCATCACGCTCCTGATTGTTCATTCCAAAAAACTTCTTTCTTGTGGTCATTGTCTTCACTGTATCTTCTCCTCTCTTTGTTGTATCTGCTGCCGGTGCAGCCTGTCTCTGTTTCTCCTCCAGATCAGCAAGCTCTTTCTCTGTATCAGATACTTCCTGTTCCAGATTCCGGACGGATTCCTCATTTTCCGCCTTGTCCTTCTCGTACTGTTCGACTTCCTGATTGACCGCCTCCTTCTCTTCCTCAGTCTGTGCTTCGTCGATGGCTGCCTCAAGCTCCTTCTCACGTGTTGCAAGCTCCTTTGCCTTCTCACGTGCCTCTGTGAGCTTCTTTGTGACTTCGCTCAGCTTCTTTCTGAGCATAATTGCTTTTAACATGATTCGCTTCCTCCTTTTAATTTTTTCTTCATGTCAAGCTTCCACACCTCGGTCTGTCGCGCCCGGATGGTATCTGCATCCTTCTTTCGCGCATTGACACTTGTCTCTTCGTATGCCGGGAAGGTGCATACCGACACCTCATACAGTTCCACCTTCTTAATTGTCCAGTGTACGGATCCGTCCTTGCGGACTTCCGTCTCTTCGTCCAGAATGTCAAAGCCGAAGCTGCACTGATCTACATCGTGACGTTTCACTCTGGCATACAGGTTCATCGCGTCCGAATCATCCGGATTGATGTCGATATGCCCCCAGAGTCCGCGTTCATCCTGCCGCAGTGTCAATGTGCCTGCTTTGGTTCTTCCGAGCACAAGCCCTGTATCATGGTTGATCAGTGCACGTACATCGCCGGATATCGTATCTGTAAACGCCCCAGGTGCTACACTCTCACTCATCCCCGGCATAATGTTATAGGTGCTATTAAAAACGGCGAAGTAACCTTCTATCGAAAGTGCCTCGCCGTCTTCCCGCGTATTAAATTCCGATGCGACAGATCGTGTCTGTCGAATATGTCTATCCATTGTTATCTCCCTTCTGTACCAGTTTCTTCTGTGCCGCTGCCATATCCCACGGAATATAGTTTTCAAGCACTCTAAGCTCATCCAAGCCTTCCTTTGGTGACATGCCTATCTTGTCTCTGACTTCATTTCCAGTCACAAATCCACGGTCTGACAGCGAACCGAATACGGATGCTATCGTCGTCAGATCCCAGTCCATCACGGACAGGACATTGAACTTGATGTACATATTCGGACTGTATATCAGCTTTCGTGTCATTTCCTGCTGTAGGCCTGTCACGATTTCTCGTACCTTGGTCTTGACAAAGTAATTCCATTCTTCCTGCTTGTACTCGCCAACGCCCAGTACAAACGACGGAACACCAAGGATTGCCGCGACTGTCTGCTTATCCAGCTTCACATTATCCGCAATTGCAAGATCGGATAAGGAAAGCGGCTTGACCTGATTTATCTCAAACTGTTCCGCAGGTATCAGCCACGGTGCTCCGGCTTCTCCGGATGTCATATACTCGTCTATCAGCTTCTTTCTGCCCTTCGGGCTTGAAAACTCTTCTACCATGCCATCTACCTTGATGATCAGTGATGGCTTCCATTTGCTTTTCATAAAAGCGTTTGTAGTGACCTGTGCCTGCCGCAGGTTATCCGCAACATCCTTAAGCTGTGCTGTCACGCCTTGCCCCCGGTACATGTATGTCTTGTCCGGATTATAGACGAAATGCAGCACATCATCCGGCTGGTATGGGATGCCGTCAATCAGTATCCGGTAATTTCTATAGTCACCCTGATAGGTGACTCTGCCTGCTGCCACCGGCTCCATATCGGCGAGATAGCCGTCCTCTGTATAGACCTTTACAACCGAATTGCCTTTGCCATACAGGAGCAGGTTCATCACCACCGCTTCTATGAACGTCTGCCGTGTCATGGTGCTGCATGGATTGATGTCAATCTTTCTCGACAGCTCATTGATCACACGCTCGTCGCCGCGTTCGGTGTTCTGCATGATATGAATCGTCATGGCTCCGATAACTTCCGCAATCTTCCGGCAGGCGGCTACAATCTCCGGATTCTGGTCTAATGATGTATACCCGGCACCGCATAACAGATCATATGCTTCGTTGCTTCCGATCAGCACCGCTGACCGCTTTCTTCCTGCCTTTTTTAGCGCCCGCTGGATGGCGTTTTCTTTCTTACTCATCTTCGTTCTCACCTCCCCACCAGCTTTTTGATTTCTCACTCTTTTCAAGTGAATTCAAATATCTGACGCACGCAAACACGCTCGAATCGAACAAGTCAATACGTGCCGTCGGTTCTATCTTTTCATACTGGATCATATCGTCTGTCTTTTCAATGGCGTGTACATTCTGCACACAGTATTCGTATGCATCCGAATGGCAGTAATACAATTTGCCATCCTTCGCCGACTTCTCAATATGCCGGAAGCCTTCTGACTTCACATAGAAATACTGTGGCTGATCTATGATTTTGAACCCTGCTTTCTTCATCTGGATAAAATACTCACGTGCAAATTTCTTATCGTGGCCAACCTGCTTGATCTTGAAGCCCTTGCTCCGCATCTCCTTAAACCAATTTACAATGTCACCGACATTGACCGTTGGTGTATTGCACATGGTCAGCCATCCATCGTCCCGCCATCCAAACAGCGGTATGTTGTCTTCATCTGCTTTCCTTGCTGCTTCCACAACCGGGAAGAATGCATGCGTGATAATGATATCAACACCTTTATAGTGTCCAAACAGCGCCGCCGCAGTAAGATCGTGCAGCTTCGACAGGTCGGCGCCGCCGTACCAGTCAATTTTGAGCTTTGCCAGCTCCTCTATGCTCCAGTTGTACTGCTTATCCGAATTCTGAAACTCTTTGATGTCGAAATATGCCTTCACCGCCGTGGTATATACATTCAACTGTCTGCTTAGAAAATCCTTCCGCTGTTGCGGATCGTTCTGCGCCTGTATGGAATCGTTCAGGATAGCTTCCGGCCGGATTGTCACACCATATCCCGGATTTGCCTTTTCGTGCTGGATCGGATTCGTAAAATCTACATTTCCTTTCTCGTCCTGATCCGCACGGGATACAAAACAGAACAATGTATCATCCTTCACGATGCCATCCAGCACTTTGTTGGCATATTCCAACCGGCGATAGCAGAAGGAATTCATATTATCGCCTGCTGTGGTGATGCCGATCATCAGCTTGTTCGTGTATGCCGCCATCGCTTCTTTGAACCGATTGTATTGGGATGCACGCTTGAAAGCATGCACTTCGTCCGCGATTGCGATATTGCAGTTAAAAGAGTCCTGTGTGTCCGGATTGCTGGCGAGTGCTTCGATGTACAGGGAACCTTCCGGCTCTTCGTCCTCGTTGTAAAACGTGTACTCGATAGAGTGCTGTGCATTGTTATCCAGTACTTTGAACTCGCCTATCATGCCCCGGTACCGCAATGTATGCAGGATGTCGTCAAAGCTCTGCTTCGCCTGCTTCAAGGCGGCGGCCACAATATAGATTGTCGCACCTGATTTACGCTCTAATAACCCCAGAGCAAAAGCCAGCGCCGCTATAAAAAGTGTTTTCCCCTGCTTTCGCGGAACGAAAATAAAGGCCTCTTTGTATCGTCTGATCTGAGTACCTTTATAGTAAAAGCCTATTAAGTTATATACGATGAATATCTGCCACGGCTGCAATATCAGCGGTGTGTTCCGCAGGGAATGTCCTTGCAGGTCCTCGCCTTTCACATGCACCATCACCCGCTCGATGATATTGATCACAAAATCCGGCTCTTTCGTGTGCAGCTCAAAATCATCGCGTTCCAGATCCGCCAGGAACCGTTTGCACTCTCGTACATTGTTTCCGGCAATGATCTTTCCAGCGACCACATCTTTCGCGTAGCGGATTGCCGTCTGCTTGTATGACTTAGCCGCCAATGTCCCGCAGGATGTCTCCTAATGCAGACACCTTTTTCCCTTTGATTGCTGATTCGTCGATTTTTTTCAGCCCTGCCGGTGTGAGCCCAAGATCTCTCCAATACGAAAGTGCAGATGTATTCATGTCTCCCCAGCTCACCAGCAGCGGATTTTTGGTCATATTGGTACTTCCGTTTTTGTTCGTATGCTCAACTACAGGTTTGGCACCGGTTTCGACGTATTCCTGATAGATTTTGTCACGCTCTGCAAGTATATTTGCGAGCGTATCGATCATCGGAAGGAAAGCATCTCGATACGTGCCAACCGCCTTGGTTGCTGATATTATTCGATTTTTCCATGCTGTCTTTTTCACCCGGTTTCCCCCTTTCTCAAAAAATCCTGCGTATTTGGAAAAGGCTCCACCCACCGTTCTATCCTCCGGCGCTCCAAAAACGCTAGAGAGGGGGGAGTCTGCTGCCATATCTCTTCTTCATACGCATTTGTAACTGCTTTCCCTGTGCTGTCAGCTCATGCGAATCCCTGTCATGCATCTTGTTGTGGCAGGACTGGCACAAGGTTATCAGGTTGCAGTCGTTGTATCTCTCATCCGGATAGTATTCAACCGGGAATACATGATGCACATGCTCTCCTTGTCTTCGCTTTCCGTAGCGTCTGCACTCCTGACACTGATATGCATCCCGTCTCAATACGGATGCGCGTTTCCTTTTCCATCTGGTATCGTTATACATCATTCTTCCTCTGATTTCTTCTGAAGGACATCGATTGCCTTTGTGATTACTGCCGGGAGCTTTACGCCCATAAGTCCTGCGTTTTCTACCAGTGATATCGTTTCATTTGCGATAAATGCAATCACAACCGCGTCGCGGATATAATTCGTTCCAATCACAAGATCTAATCTGTATGCCACGATCACGAACACAAGTGTCATGCACTTTCTGCATAAGCCTTTCCATCCTGCTTTGCTCTCCAGGCTTCCGGTATCTGTCTTGTTGCTTTTGTGGAACACTCCCGCTACAACCAAACCGGATACATAATCAATCGCCATGAATATGAGCAAAGTTACGGTTCCCGCATCCCATCCACCAAATACCGAAGCAATCGCAGATCCAATCATTCCTACTGCTGTACATATCGTCTGTTTCATCGTCTCTCCTTTCTACGCAAAACAGCAGCTATATGTTTCCATACAACTGCTGCCTTCGTGTCTCTCAAATATCTTATGCTATCATAATATCACTTAAAATGTCCCCTGAGTACTCCACTTTCATTTTTTCTTAAAACTTCCGAAGAATTCTCTCACTCTTACGTATAGCTTAAAAAACAAGTATGAATACGTCTCTCTTAATGCAAGTCTATAAAGCATCTGATCTTGCAACGTCAGGCTCTCTACAAATTCCTTTTCGTTAAAGTAATCAATATATTCCTCAATGATCTCATACTCCGTTTTCATATCTTCTCACTTCACTTTCTTAGATAACAGATAGTAGAACTTCCGCCGACTGCGATAGTATAATGCACGCGATGCTGGCATCCCACGCGCTTCAAGCACCGGATATGTGCACTCAGCATCTGTTACTCCCGCAAGGATATACTGTGCAAGTTCCTTGTTTGCTTCCACTGTCGTATCTTCAATCACCTTACATCTCTTGCTTAGTTCTGCTGCCTTGATCGCTGCGCTTGCCGTTGGGTTCGACAATCCACTTCCTGTTGCTCTGGTTTCATGCGACCGAAGTCCTCGCAGTTCTCGAATCTCTTTTATCCAGTCCGGATACTGCATACAGTAGTGGTACAATTCCAAGAATCTATGCTTCCCAATGTTATAGCTGGCGACCGAGTTTCTTTGTCTCACCTTTCTCACGCTCCTTTATACTTTCTGTGTGTACTCCAGACATATCCAGCCTGCACCACTTTTCAGCTTTCCCCATTTCTGCCCGGATACTGTCTTTTCCGCCACAATCGTATATACGCCCTTGTCCCGGATCACTCCGATTATTGCATTTGCTGTACCTGCATCCTTACGAATATTCAGTGCCGATGCTGTGACCTTAACTCTATATGTATCTGTCTGTGTCTGCTCTGGTTGGACTGCTGCCTGCTCCGATTCCTTTGTTTCTCCAGCTGCATTCTGTTCTGTATTCATTCCAAGTCCAAGCGTTGCAAGGATTCCTTTCGCATATGCTACACCAAACGCCCGGCACTTCTCTTCTGTATCCGCTTTTGCCGCATCAGCCTTATTGTCTACAAATACACCCTCGCAGATAATCGCCGGGCATTTCGTCTGTCGAATGAATCCAAAATAATCGCTTCCGTATGCGTTCTTTTTTGTCTTTAAGCCTCGGCTTTTCTGCCCGATCTTCACAACTTCTTTCTCTATGTTCTGTGCAAGCACCTTTCCTTTGCCATCATTCACACTGTGCCATACTTCGAAGCCTTCTCCGCCGCCTGCGTTGTTGTGTATGTCAAGCGCCAGATCTGCGTCCCAATAATTGCACATTGTTGTCTTTTCATTGATTGAACTATCAATATCTCCATTTCTGCTAATCAATACATCGACACCGTGCTCTTTCAGATAATCACGGCATCCTTTAGCCATCTGCAGATCAATATCTTTTTCTACCAGATACTTCACTGCTCCGGGATCGCTCCCGCCGTGTCCTACTCCAATATATACCTTTGCCATCTTTATATCCTCCGTTCATATACTCTTGCATTTATATGTATCTGTTCTTCCTCGTTCCACGCGTCCAGCATGTGCCGTGCGGTTCGATACGCTATAATATAGCTTTCGCTCCTGCTGCCTCCACTGTCCTTATAATACTCATTCAGGAACTCCATCAGTGTCTGCTCCCGGATCTTCTGTGTCTCAGTCTTTCGCTCAGCTTTCCAATCTAGTTTTGTACCGCAGTTGTCGCAATAGTGCACACTGCTCCAACACATTTGATCTAGTATTTCGCCTTGATTGCCAAGATACCACTTTCTTTCGTGGCAACACGGACATACTGCAAGCACTCTTGGATTGCCGTGTGCATCTTTGTATCTCTCATCAATCTCAATCAACAGTTCTGCCATAGTATCCGGTTCCCCGGATTCTCACCCCCTTCCTTCTTTAGATTTATGATATATTTTCTTAGTGCCAAAATAAAAAAGGTACCAACCAATGAATACTGGTCAGTACCTTTCCTTTTCTAGTATTTACTTGTTTTTCTCGATGAATTCTCTCATCATCATGCTAAGCTGTCCGGCTTGACTTACTCCAGCCTTCTCACATGCATCTGCAAATGCCTCTACCAGCTCTCGCTTCAGCTTATATGATTTGCTTATCAAGCCAGCTTTTGCATTCCACTTGTCCTGCGGTCTAATCTTCTTTTCTTCCATCGTGCACCTCGCAATATATATTTAATCCAATTGATGCCACGCTCAATACAAGTGCTATTGCAATTGCCGCATCCAATCCTTTTTTGATTGCATAGTACACAAGAACCGCCGCCGAACAGGTGCTAATAATTGTTAATACTTTTCTTATAGACATATTCTCAAAAATGGCTTAGAATATAGGCGGTGGGTGGGATATTCCCACCGCCTGTGCCCTTACTTGAAAAAGGTTTCGTAGATCAAGCATACGATGGTTGCTATGCCTTGCAGGATGCTTGTTACGATTGCGACCTTTTCAAGTTTGGGCTTTTTCTTTTTCTTAGCCATTTCTTGTTCACCTCCTTAATTATGATCTCTCTTTACCTCCTTACAAGTATTATAATATCATACGGTGTACCGTATGTCAATACTTTTTAATAAAAAAGATGAAAAATTTCTGACCAGTATTCACTTTTCAATGTGCATCTTTATTTAGTATTTACTAGACTTTACAGGTAATTCTTCCCGAAGATCTCCCGGAAGCTCTTATCTGGATAGTGTTCTTCAAAAGCCTTCTGTGCAGCTTCATGTAATATCTGCATATAGTCACTGTTCTGGTGTACCGCATCCGGTCCTGTCCGGTGATGCTCCGGGCACAAGTAAACCTTCAAGCCGTATTTTTCCGACAATTTCCTATTCGGTCCTCCAATACAATGATGCTCCTCAATCGTATAGCCCTGCTGCCTGATTCCGAGCATGTCACACATGTAACAGCATCCGTCTTTGTACTGCATGATAGATCTACTCATGTTTTTCCCCCATCATTCTTTCGATAAAGTATTTATAACTCTGTTCAATATTCGGTAAGTATGCCTCGACCATTCTGCTTAATTCGTTTTCATTTCCGCATGTATTAGTCTCAATAGCTTCATCAAGTATTTCATGCATACGTTTCAGAACCGTTCTAATTTCTTGTGTTTCATCACAATTCAATTCTCTTGTTCTTATAACCTTTATTGCATCATCTAAATTAACCACATACTCTCCGCCCATGCCGTCATTTCCGAATCGTTCATATGAGACTTCCTTCAATCTCTCTACAATCTTATCTATCATATGTTGCCGGCTGACCGCCATTTTCTCTTCTAAGTCCTCATACTCTCCAAGTTTCTTGCATATTTCGTAACAGAAATCACATTCATTACACTTCTCGGATGTACCAACACCATCGCATATTTCAAAGCACTTTGGGTAGTAGTAATCTCCTTTATTATTCTTTGTCAGTCTACTCATCATAAACCACATCCTTACTTACTTTTTTCGTCACCTTGATTGTGTCCTTATTGGTCTTACTGATCGATATCTTAACGCCTCTACCATTATCAGCCGTTATCTTCACTATGTTTCTCCGATCAACCAGTTCTACGCACTGTTTCAAATACTCACACACCGCCTCGTCCGTCTCATGAATTGCCAGCTCGATGTTGTCCTTTGCCTTCTCCTGTCGTTCTCTCGCTCTCTGGTGCAGTCGTGCTCCGGTGCAGTCACACATCATGATTGCCTGCTCCTCAGCCTGTGCATCCGGTACCTCTTCTCCAAAGAGCACAATATTCATACAGTACTTACATGTCCCTTTATTTGCCATTACGCATCCTCCTTTTTGCTCTCTTTACACCTTCCTGTTTCATATCAAGATACTCACTCAATGCTTCTTTCTGTTTTCTTATACATTCATTCTTTTTCGTTGTGTCTCTGTGAATGCTTTATACTTCCCGCATACACTGTGGCAACCAACTTTCCTGTCTACGCATTCCTTACATGGACAGTTTTTCACAACTTCCACTCCTTCCACTACCTATTTTTGCGCAAAAAAATACCAACCATCGAATAATGATGGTTGGTATCAAATACATACACTTTTATGCTCTGTACTTAGGATATTTATCTTTATATTTTTGTCCATTTTCACAATACGGACAGTAGAAATAATCTTTTTTGCATCCTTGTGAGGCTTTGTCATAAACTTGATCTGCGGAAAGACATCCCATTTTATCTAGTCTATCATATTCTTCATCAAATTTATCCATGTCCTCTGCACTTATAGTGTCTACTACACCCTTATTTTTGCATGTTAAACAAAACTGTTTTGTGTTATCAATTAAACCCATAATACATATCCTCCTTCGTATTGGTAAGGATATTATACCACTCCAACCATCATTATTCAATTTTCAAAGTTCAAATTTCGACGCTACGCAAACATCATCAACTGTCCATTTGCTTCCTCTGCAACTCTCATATTTGCTGTTCTTCTTGCAACACACATTTCCGGAAGATTTGCTCTCACAAGTGCAGCCGGTATCGGTGGACACACTGCATTGCCGCATCTTCTTACCTGCTCCGTTCTCGGATATGTCTTGCCAGTATAATCATGATCAATAATGTAATCATCTGGAAATCCCTGGCATCCATATAACTCTCGTGGTTCCAACATTCGAAGTCCGATATCCACAATCTGGTAATCAACACCCTCAATCGTTACAAGGCCAAATCTATCCTTTGTGGTAACCGTGTCTAATGGTTGTTCAATGTCCTGTCCGGTAGCATCACCATAGTATTTGATCAGAAATGCCCGGACTTCTCCAAAATGCCCCGCAGACGTTGTCACTGTATGTAACGGCTCTCTTTCGTCCTGGCCGATGCACGTCTTATAGAACTTACTGAGAAACGATGTAACCAGTCCGTACCGATTCGAACCATCAACTGTCATGATTGGTTCTTCTATGGTTTGCCCCCGAACTTCTCCTTGCGATGTCTCGGAATGATACTGAATCAGAGTGGGAACCACCAGCCTGTTATGATCGACTGTAGTAATTGTATCTATTGGTTCGTCCGCTCTGCTTCCATTCCCATGATAATTACCGCCATATGCCTTATCGATAATCGGGGCAAGCGTTGGCTCCACAACTCCATATCCATGCTTTCCTGTTATGGTTGGCATTGGCTCTCTAATGTCGTTCGGTCTACGCTCGCCACCATGATTACACTGAATGATAAAAGGTTCCGGATTATCTATCACAAATTTCTTTAGTCCTCTTGCAATCCGTTCCATCGTCTTCGGAGCCAGCGGTCGTACCGCCCGGATACCATATTTTTCTTTAATCTCTTCAGAAGTGTCAAAAATGCTTGGACAAGGCAGGCTAAAATCAAGTTGCGTGTATGCTCCAACATAAGGTTTAAGCAACCCTGCCTTGACTTCCTCACTGTCCGCCGGTGCATGTGTAGGCTCTGGCCATACGATTGATTTTCCATCGCAGCGTGCAATCATAAAGAATCTCTTTCGCATTGTTGGAGCTCCATAGTCCGCTGCCACAAGCTCCTTGAATTGTACTTCATACCCTAACTCTTCAAGCTGTCTTACAAACCGTTCAAAGGTCTTGCCCTGTTTGTTCTTAATTGGGTGATGTCGTCGATTTAATGGACCCCATGTTCTGAACTCTTCTACGTTCTCAAGCATGATCACTCTTGGTCTTACAAGCCCCGCCCACCGGCAGGCTACCCACGCAAGACCACGAATATTCTTGTCTTTAGGTTTTCCACCTTTTGCCTTACTGAAATGCTTACAGTCCGGCGAAAACCAGGCAAGTCCTACCGGATTTCCTTTACATGCTGCGATCGGGTCTACCGCCCACACATTCTCGCAATAATGTTTAGTTCGTGGATGGTTGGCTTTGTGCATCTTAATCGCTTCTGGATCGTGGTTGATTGCGATATCTACGCTATACCCAGTTGCCATTTCAATGCCTGTTGACGCTCCGCCACCGCCAGCAAAGTTGTCTACAATAAGCTCTCCATGTATCACTCCATCACCCCCGGCATAAAATCGAACAGCGTCAGCTCGTCCATCTCGTTTTCTGCTGCCTGCAGATATCCAACTCCATCTCGGAAATAATCAGGATTCAACTCACAGCCTTTACCATATCTTCCCATCTTAACCGCCGTCATTGGTACCGTCATAAGTCCGCCGAACGGATCATATACGACATCTCCCGGATTGCTGTATCTGTTGATGATCCGTTCCACAATATCAAGCTGAAGCGGACATACATGCATCTGCGCTCTTCTGCGGCTCTGTGTCGTGTTAAGTGTCCGCATCCGGTTGATATCATCCCATACCTCAAGTTGGTTCCATGATCCCGGAGCAACCACCATGAAAGTAGCCGGCAGTCTGCCGTCCTTATCAAGCTCTTTTGCAAGCTTCACATGCTCTTCATAGTTGTACACGCTCTCTCTGCTGTATTTCCTGTATGCTTTCTGCAGATTATCCACCGATATCTCTTTCAGCTCATCCTTACTAATCAGACGATTGCCCGATGATCTCCAATATCCGTGTGCATCTATCTGCCATTGCGCTCTTGTGTACTCTTCCTTGCTCTTTGATACCGGATTATCTGCATATGCTTTGCTGTGATCCGTTGGGAGCTTTCTGAATAGCAGAATATATTCCGGGCATCCTACACCCATCTTGGTACCGTCTTTGCACTGTTCAGACCAGCCAAGGCGGTATGTCTGGTTATTCTCTCGTACAACATCCGTCACAACAGTGATCATGCCGAAATACATAAAACCATGCTTCATGTAATGTTCGATACAATCCGCATGAAACGGCTCGATCGTCGGCATACCGGTACCAGTCGCATTTCCAAACAGCACCCTGTCCTTAACATGTACCGCCGCCACTCTGCCCGGCTTTAACACTCGCAGAAGCTCCGGCGTCAGGTAGTCCATCTGTTCAAAGAACCGCTCTGTATCCTGATTGTGTCCGAAGTCGTTATAATTTGCGCTGTACTCGTAGTGATTGCCGAACGGTATCGACGTATGTATCAAATCAACGCTGTTGCTTTCCATGACACGTGTTTCTTCCACGCAGTCGCCGTATACCGCTTCATAGTGATTTCCTCGCACGGTTCGTTCTTCTCTTGTTCCTTCCACTCCCATCTTCCTTTCCAATCGTTCAGCTTTATTCGCTGAATTCAGTCCATATTTCTTCACGATCTCAACCATCCGCTGAACCATGTAATTGTGATTCTTCCATTTTTCCATCAAGGCTTCCTTAATCTGCCGCTCGTTCTCCATGTAGATAATGTCAATCACAACCGGCTGGTTCTGCAAGAAACGGTAACATCTGTGGATTGCCTGTATGAAGTCATTAAATTCATAATCAATGCCAAGAAATATCTCACGGTGGCAATACCGCTGAAAATTACACCCGGAGCCGGACAGCGATTTTTTTGTTGCAAACAACCGTGTCTTTCCATTTGAGAAATCAATTACACGCTGTTCTCTCGTCTCATAATCCATGGATCCATAGATATCAACCGTCTCTGGTAACGCCTTCTTGATTGCATGGCGTTCACTCTCCAGGTCGTGCCACAACAAGAAATGATCATCCGGCGAAGCATCTACAATCTCCTTCATCTTCTGTACACGGATGTCTATGCTGTCCCGCTTAACTGCTGCCGCTTCTTTCAATCCTTCTGCCGCTTCCTGAAAGAGCTGCATCTGGCCGTCCCTGTCTGCTGTATCTCCGTAATGAATCGGTATCTCATGCCATCTGACATCAAGCGGTGGCAGATCGTATCCGACATCTGAGTAGTCAGGATTGAGATCAGACGGCTTTGTAACGAACAGCGCCCAACTTGACACCCACAACCAGAATTCATCTTCCATATTCGGATACAGCGTCAGGTTGTTTGCCTTTGTACTATCCCGCTGGAAGAATCTTGTCAGTGCCTGTCCGGTGTCCATGACTTCCAGATATCCGGCATAGTGTATAAGCTCCTTGTACTTATTCGGCGATGGTGTAGCCGTTGCTACGAGCTTATACGGAACGTTCTTGAATTTATCCAAGAATGCCTGATATGTCTTACTTCCAAAGCTCCGGAGAACACTTGCTTCATCCAGTGACGTTGCTACGAAGTACGATGGATCTATATCACCATCTCTCACTCGCTCATAGTTCGTCAGCACAATCTGACTGTCACACGCCTTGACTTCTTCCATCGTCCGGCAATACTCCGGCTTCTCATATCCGAGCAGTTCCACCGCATCCCGGGTGAACTCCTGCTTCACACCAAGCGGCAATACGATCAAAGCTCTGCCGCCGATATGTTCTGCTGCCTGATGGCAGAATTCAATTTCCTGTGCCGTCTTGCCAAGTCCAAACGACTCAAACAAGGCTCTACGTCCGCCCTTAAGCGCCCATGCGACAGCGTCTGTCTGATGCGGTTTCAACGCTGGATTGATCTTTGAACGGTCAACCACAAATCCGCTGTCTGTCGCAAGGTCGATTTTACTTTCTAAAAATTCTCTATATGTCATGTCACACCTCGCTTGCAACCAACTCTCTATTGCACTTGTTCTTGATCTGTCTCACTCGTTCAACTGATATGCCACATAGTTTCGCTGCATCGGCCATGCCATATCCCTGCAGCATGCATCGCATCGGCTTCTGTGTTCTCGGAGACAGCTGATCAACCATATGTCCGAAATCTATCATCGTAATAAGCTCTCCGATGCAATCATACTTATCCTCGAGCATCAAATCACCATACGTATCGCCGGTTTCATCTATCACCTTGTCCATCGATACATAACGATACTTGTCGAGGTCTTCCCGGTTGTGTGGCAATCGGATTGTCTCCGCATCGTAGTTGAGATACCTTCGAACATACCCCTGAATGTACAACCCAATGTAATTACGATTCAGATGTTCCAAATCCTTGCTTCTGTCGATAGCTTCCACTAATGCCAGCATACCCACCTGAACAATGTCCTCATAATTGGGAAATCCTCGATATTTGTTCAGATGGAAATACACCAGTTTGATATTTTCTATAATCTTCTGATTACGCATTTCTATATTTGACAATATTTTCACCTTCTTAACATGCTTCCTTTTTCTTCATCTTCTCCTGCATCCAAGCCTTCCATTCCCGCGTATCCTCGGATACAGTCCAACTCACATTTTTATTGAGTAAATACTCGACTTTTTCCCACATTTCTGCATTCTTGATTGCAACATTTCTTGCCGACTTCCAACCATTTTTCTTCCAGCCACCTAACCAGTCATTTTTCAGCGTCCAGAAAACATGCTCTGTGCGTGTGTGGATATGCACAGTACATCCTTTTTGCATACGCTCCAGCGCCGCAATGAGTAGCGTCAGCGTAATGATATTCGTATTGCAATGTTCAAAATGCATGACTTCATACACAATCACAGGCTCGCCTTTGTATAGCATCTGTTTTCCATCTTCGTATGCTTCCATCACATACATGCCGTCGGCTTTCGTGGCACGCGGTGCAATCGTCGAAGTCTCAATATATATCCTCACTTCCTGCATTTTCGTCTCTTCCTTTCGTTGTCGTTGCACCGGTGCAACTTCGGCCAATCATCGCCCGGCGCTCGTATCACTCTCTTGGTCTGCTGTATCTTTACTTCCGTGTAATAGACATAGCTGTACCCTGTTACCTGATTTATGCCAATTCGAATTGATTTTTTATCTATGTAATACCCCGGACGGGCCACCGGTCCATCCGTGATGATCTTCTTCATTGTCCGACGTACATATGCTTTCTTCTCTGGCTCCGGACGTACTAAGTTTCTGCTTGAAGAAAGACTGGATGCGCGCTTGATCTCTTCCGGTTCAAATATGCTTGTCTGCTCAAGTTCTTCCGGAAGCGGCTTGCACAGATATGATGCAAGCTGTTCGAAACCTTCCTCGTCCCGGATCGGTTCGCTATGATGTGACAGCCCCGGCCAGTTCTTTGCTATCAGCAGTTCCGTATTCCATATGCGATTACAGATCAGGTGAATATGGATGCCGCCGCGCTTGCCAATCTCTACGCGCCGTACCCACTTCCACTTCTCGCCGTGTGCTGCATAATCTCTCCGCATGCTCTTGTTAAAATTTGTTAAATCCTTTTGGACTGCATCCATGCTTTTCCGCGTGCCTGCCGGGTATTTCAATGTGATCCAGCAATCGCCCGGTAAGAAGTTCTCCTTCAACAGGTGCCGACACTTATTCTCCTTGTTGATCTGATTCTGCCGCTTCACCTGCTCCGGTGTGGCTTTCTTTCTCTTTGCCCGCTTCTCACCCTTCGCTCCAATATGTCCGGCGAACTTATATGCATGCTCAATGGAATTTGTAAATGTAAATGTATGTTTTCTGTATGCCATCTGGTGTATCTTCGTCCCTAACTTTAATATGCTAATACTGCCGAAAAGCGCGGTTTTATCCCGCTTTTCTTGACTTCGTAAGTTCGGTGTGATACACTCAGATTGTTCAGATTTGAGGTATTACACCTGAGCCGGTTTTTCAGCCGGCTCTTTTTCTTTTCAATGCAGCTTCTCCGGTTGACTCCTTGTGATATGTGCCGTCCTCAGCTACCCAGTATCGGTACCGGTCGCCATTTGCGATCCTGCTGCCTATGTACAGGCATCCTGCCGGAGGCTCCAATCCTGCGAAGCTCTTTGCGCTCATGTATGCTTTGTGAATGATCTCGTCCATCTTCGTCACTTGTACGCCACCCTTCTTCGGTCTGACGTCTTGCTCTTCACGATCAGATGATCTGCGCAGTCTGCTTCCACGTTCCAGTTTTCCCACCGCAAGCCGTTTTTTGCCATGATTTTCTTTTGTTTTCGCGTCGGCTTTGCCGGGCGCTTCAGTTTCTCGTCTTTCAATCTCATCTTCTTCCTCCATTTCATTTGCTAATTCAATCAGCTGTTGCCAGATTGTACCGGCTACCATGATCCAGAAGCCATATATCAGCCCCATCCAAAGTAGCACTGCACCCTCGACCATCGCGATCGTTGCCAGCTTATATGTTGTTATGATCATTTTGTTACTCATCCTCTCATCCCTTCTACTGATATTCCGCTTGCAGATTGCCCCATCCGATCTGTCTCGCGACCGATGTCGGATTGAACGGCGGCACCTTGCGTCCTGCCTTCAATTCCTTCCGATAACGAAGGAAATCAACAAAGGCAAGATAGTTGACATACGTCACGCCGCAGCCGTCCAGGATTGTGTAGTTCCCGTATCTTCCACGTTGCACATACTCGTCAATTTCCGCAAGCCGGTTCGATACCGTCCGTGCAGATATATCAAGTGACTTCATGATCTGCGCTTTGGTCACGTAAGGCGAAGCGCTGATGTACTTGATCGATGTTATCTCCATGCTTCTCACTTCCTTTCTTCAGTTGGTGACAAGATGTCACCGACTCAACCCAACCGGTGACATCTTGTCACCAGTTCAACTATCTTCGTTTTCCATCTTCAACTGCTTCAGCTTGTCAACCAGCCCCGCCCGTGTCTTATCGATAAGTCGAATATTATCTTCAATATCCTTTGCCTTTTTTGCTCTTGGATACATATCATAGAAGATCACTATCCCGAAGCTCTTATACAGTTCCGCAACCTCTTCCTCGCCGGATGCATTGCGAATTGCCGGATGCCACATATAGACCTCTTCGATCAGCTGATACTCTTCATCCGTGACAGATCCGCCGATCATCTCTTCAAATTCACTCTTTGTCATTTCCCTCATATCCTCCTGTTTATAGTTTGTCTCCGAAAAAATTTTTTAATAGACGTCTCTTCTGCTGCCTCCCGTCTGCTTGACTATTTCTCCCACAGCTTCTATACTTTCCCTACAGGTTCCTGCCAGAACCGAGTAAATATGAAAGGGGGAAATTCTATATGCCAACTTCTGATTCTTTATACACATTTCCGTCTAATCAGCAGGAAGCATTAGCTATGCTCTATCTCCAGAATCAGGACTTATCTGGTTTAACGCCGGCACAGCTTGCCGATAAGTACAACTCTGTTCGCGATGAGATCAAACAACGCTTCTCAGAAATTCGTGCAGAAAAGCGGAAAGGCATGTACTAATTACACTTGCCTATATCGCATATTGCGGTATAGGCTTTTTATAATGCTCTCAACATTGCCGCTTTTGCATTGATCAACTGTGCAACTGCATCCACTGTATCTGCATATTTCTCATCTTTTTTTGCATCAAGATTCTGTATCTGCTGACATACCGATATAATCGTTGCATCGATTTCTATATCAACTTTCTGCAGATTCATTTGTGCTTCTGTTTCTTTCATTGCCATACTTACGCCTCCCTTCTGCTTAACTATTCCTTTCGGCGGAACTATCAATGCCGACACTTTTTGATCTGTTGTCCAAATTGGAACTACTGGATGTTTAACTTGATGATCCGAAATCGGCACATCTTCACTTGGTTTGGGATTCTGACCATCCAGACAAGTTCGTTTAATCATTGCTGTACTTCTTTCTGATTCAGAGCAAAAAAACTTCACTTGGGAATCTATGTAATTACATATATTCTTTTTATATAGATTCCCTTTGTGCTTCAGGATTTCTTCCCTAACGGGTGGACTGAATTCAAATGCTACGCTTGATATCTGCTTTGATATTGCAGGAAGAATCTCCTTATACAAAATTGAATCCATCATGTTCAAATCTTCTATATGCTTTGAATCACTCATCTTCCTATTCTCGCCTCCTTCCCTTTACCCTGCTGCCTCCTGTTATGGTTCTACATAAGTAGTAAAACGATATTTCACAGAAAAAACGCGATAATTGAGATATTTTTCTCATTTTTTTCTTTTGCCTTTCGTGAATTTAACTTAAAGTTAATATTTAAGGCAAAAAAATATTATCCATCGAAATATTATACAATCGAAGAAGCATTTCAAGTTGTGCAGGTTTTAATTTTATCTTTCCCTTTTCCCAATTTATAATGCTCTGCTTAGATACATGCATAATTGACGCGACTTCACTTTGTGTAAGTCCAGCATTTACACGAGCTGCAGCTAATGTAATTTTTAAATTATTCACTTTTTAACCTCCTCATTAAATTTCCCGTATAGCCGATAGATCAGCTTGTTTTATGATATCTCTACCCTTTTCGCATTTTCAAAAGCACCAGCAATATTGCCAGATTTAATACGATCTGCACAACGTCCAACACTATATTCATCGCAAGCACCGCCTTTCCTCTTTATTCTATCTTGACAATGAGCTACATTCCGAGTATTCTTTTCATTAAGGGGAGGTTTCCCTCCCCCCATCTCAATCTCTAATCAAGTAACTCGCTGAGTAGCTTAATTACTGCAATTATAAGATTGAGGATTGTTGTGGCAAGTGCGATACCGCTTATATCGCGCTTGCTTTCTTTTTTTCTCTTCTTCTTGCTCAT